TGCTTCTGGTCTGCTCTTCGCGGTAGCTTTCAATCGAACCACCGATTGCACTTCCGTCAGCCGACCAGTGGAAGGTTCGACCGATGCAAGGCTCTCGGAAGTCTGCTCCGGTTGCAATCTTGCAGACCATTGCATACTCACCCGACCAAATCTGAACCGGAGAAGCCGACTGGCCTTCGATAGCGTTGTTCTTGGAGCCACCAGCAACCAAGATGTATGGCAAATCAAAGACCTGAGCCAACATTTCAACCGTAACGTCGGTAGGCTTGGTTGGATCGCCAGCACCAGCCGATTGAATGCGTTCAACAACCTGGTCGGAGTTACGCAAGTTACGGAACACCTTCTGATTGATAATCAAAGCGTTAGCCCAAAGACCACTGTTGTCGTAGATCTTCTGGACTGCTGCTTCAACGTCGGTAAGTGGAACGCAGTTGATAGCGTCGTCCCATTCGTGCGTGATGGCAGTCGTTAGGCTTGCACCTGTCCATGTTGTGGTGTTAAACACCGACGCTGCAACACGTTCTTCTTGAGCACGCAAGACAGCGTTATAGGCACGAGCGGTGCTGATAACTTCGGCATCGAAGTATTCAGCGTACATCTCGGCTTCGCGATCATCGACAGGTTCTTCCGCACCGTACTCGACGCAAGTGTAAGAGCCGGTCGTGAAGGTGAACTTGCCGCGATTGTATCCGGCACCAGGAGCACGCTTGGTGTCTCGCTGTTGCAAGAGTTGTTCGAGTGGAATCTTACCAAAGACTCCGGCCTGCGAAAGAACATCTACTACCGGAAATGCTCGGTTTGAGATGTATCCTCGCTGGTCCATTGCCAAATCAAATTCCATTAGGCTGTCAGCCAGATCAGGACGTAAGGTTGCTAAACTTGTGCTTGGGGAAGGCATCTTATTATTCTCTCTTTGCTTGTTTGATTGTGAAGAAACACTACGGGCTTAGCACCGTGGGCGAGCACCTCACCCGTAGTGCTTGCGGGGGAAACGGGTCAACTACTATGCTGCTTCGAGCACGTAGGTAATCAATGCGTCGATGTGGGTCGCGGTCGCTAGGTCGCTACCGTCTTTGATAATCGTGATCGCGGTGTTAACGTCGTTTGCGACGAACGATGCACCGTCAGCTAGAATCACGCCGTTGGTTGCGGTTCCGGCACGCAACAGGTTAGACTGGGTGAGTCCAGCTACCTTGGCGTCCATAAGCTTAACCACGCTGGCCGATTGCGTTCCGCGAACGAGAACGCCGGTTGCAGTTGCTGCGTTGCCACCGATCGCAATCAATGCTAGGTCTTGCAAACGGTACTTGAACCCTGGAACAGCAGGAAGCAAAGTTGCACCAGCGTTGACGTTTGCAGTCGTGGTACGAACGCGAGCCACTTGAGCAGCGGTCTGATTACCAGACAAGCCACCACCGCTAACGCTCATCACTTCGATGATATCTCCATCGGTCGTGCTGGTCTCTAGTGCGATACCTTCAACAACGGTTCCGCTTGAAGCAACCTTGCCGGATGCAGCAGCGTAAGCCAGGTTGCCAGCAGTAATTGCACCGCTTGCAACCATCTTGCGGCTACCAGCAGCACTACTCAAACGAACAGAAACAACGTCGCCAGAAGCAAACGACTCGACTTCCATCGTGCCGAGTGCTTGGTCAGCAGCGGTTGCAACTACAAGCACGCCGCTAGAAATCTTAACTCGAAGGTACTGGTCGATTGCAGCACCAGCAGTAAAAGCCTTTGTGTTGGTATCAACGTATTGACTCATCTTATTAGCCTTATCTTAGTAGGTTTCGAAAGGAAAATTGTTCCGCAATTAGCGGATGCCAGACTCGGACAACATTGCTGCCCGCAATCCTGGGTTATCTTTGTTGGCACGACGAACAGCCGAAGCTTTGTCGATGCCGCTCTTGACGTGCTTCTCAACTGCATCTTTCCACTGCTGTGCAGCGTTCTTAAAAGACTGAACCGGAGCAGAGCGAACAACCTGAACGCCACGAGCACGCATAGCAGGCTTCTCTTCTTCCATCGGCATAACATGCTCTTCGGCCTTTGCGGCTTCGAGTTGTGCCTTGTATCCGTTCATCTCTTCTTCCATTGCCGACATCTTTGCGGACATTTCGTCCATCTTCGACATCAGTTCCTCAAGGAGCATTTCTCCAACGTCGTCCATCGACTTCTCTTCTTCGAGAGCCTTAACGATGAACTCGGGAGATGCTACCTTGCCATACCTCGCTTTGATGCTCTTGGCAGTCGCAGCGATTTTTTCTGTTGCCATTTCGGAATCTCCTACAGGCACAACACTATCGCCGGACGGATCGCCACTCACTTTGAGCGACGCAAGAACCCGCTGCGGCAAATTTCCTCTTGATTCGATAACTCGACTTGTTTTCTTTGTCGATAAGATTCGGTCAACCAGACCAGCGTCACGCGCCTCCGATGCGGTGTACCAAGTCTCGGCATTCATAATCTGCTTGATTTCTTCTTCGCTACGTCCGGTACGTTCCGAGTAGGCAGTAATCATCGATGACTGAAGCTTCTTGAGTAACTCCGACATTTTTTCATGGTCGTTGCCATCGCCTTCCGTCATCGTGTACGGATTGTGCAGCATCACGTAACCGTTCTCGGTAATCTCGACGGTGTCCGCTGCCATCGGAATAAACGAGGCAATCGAGAAAGCTGCCGATTCAACGATAGCCTTTGAACCAGCAGGCCAAGCGGTGATTGCGTCGTAAATCGACATCCCGTCAAATACGCTGCCACCTTCGCTGTCGATGCGAATCACCAAAGGCAAAGACTTGTCTGCTGCCTCTAATCGGTTCTTAAAATCTGCTGCCGTGATGCCTGGATAACCAATAGGCCCGTAGAGTTTGATTTCGTTCGCAGATGCTTCCGCTTTGAATGCTTTCGCGTTGTCTTCGGCGTTCATTTGTCGCACCAATTTGTTAGCCCACGATTGACCAGCATCACCACCCCACAAGGCCCACGCAATCCGACCATTTGAAGGAAAGCCATCCTCACTAGGAGAGAAGCCTTCGCCTTGCTTGTCGACTTCGTGGCGGTCGAAGTAGGCTTTCATCCGCTTTGCGGTGTCCGGAGAAATCTTGACACCATTGGACAAGTCTCGTGCTCGTGCTATCCCGACTCCTGTTCCACCGCGACCAAATTCACGTCGCCAAGCTAAACCCTTTTCAGCCTCATCACGAACGCCTTTAGGTGGTGTAAAGTCGATCGATTCGTACTTGGCTTGTAACTCCGGTTCGTTTGCATAAAGTGCTTGCTGCTGTGCGATCGCTGCTGACTTCGTTGCATGGCATCCCATTACGGTGCCATCGTCTTTTAGGACAGCCCAAGGCTTACTAGAAGAACACTCATTTGACTTTGATACGGAATAAGGCATTAGGCTTGCTCCTCTGGCGGAGGATTGTCGACCGTGCCATCGGAAGCATCATCGATAAGCTTTGCGATTGACTCATTTGATAAACCCAAGCCGCCTAACATCACCTCGGCCATCGTTTGAGAAATTTTCTTCTGGGTCAATTCACTCAAGACATCCATAATTGCCTTGCGGTTTCTATTCCATTGCTGTCGGCTTATTTCTTTGTATTCACCAGCACCAACTTGTGCCGTTGGTTCACTAGAGGCATCTTCTGTTGCTGCCTTTTCCGCTTGCTGCTGCAAGGCTTGCGGGTCTTGCATCGTCATCTGGATGCCGGTTGGCATCGGCAGCGAAATCAGTTCACGCCAGTGAATTGGAGCATCGTTAAATTGTGCGTTGATTCTTCTTGCTGCTTGCTTGGCCTTGGTTATCGCGTATTCCATATCTGCAATGGTTTCATCTGCGATAACTTCCCAATCTCGGCCTCTCTCTGCGTGTAACCGTCTTGGGGAAATCAAACCGTTTTGCAGTCGAATCTGGTCGCCTTGAGCATCTCCAACCGGGTCGATGTATTGCCAGACCGGCGCAGACCAGTGATGACCAAAGATGCTAACATCTGAACGCTGTGAAACAGCCCGAAGTGCTGCATCCGATTCAATCCACTGCCGAACCTTCCACCGCCAAACCGGCTCATGGAATCGTTTGATTAAGTTGCGTTGATTGCTCTTAAAGCCTTTGCGTGCCTCGTCGACTGCACCACGCCAACCTGAAAAGTTGGTTTCGCTGCCGTCCATCAGCACTAGGCACAGTGGCAACCCTAGATTCGTGCCGATGGTCTGCAAGATTGTCTTTAATTGGAATTCGTATCCACCACCGGGAATATCTGGCGAAAACCCTTGAAGCTCTTCACCGGGTTGCCCGATGACTTCCATACCTGGTGCAATGTTTTCAATGTACCGAGTCTCTCCGGTGCCGCTTATCTCGGTCGTTCCTTCTCCGTAACCTGGTGTTAGGTGCGGAACTTCTGGGAGATATTGACGCTTGCGGAATATCGCAAAACACGAAGCAACTTGACGCTGAACCAACATTGCAAAGTCGATATCGTCGCGCATTCCGGCAACTGCAAAGATTGGAGCGAACGCCGTAACTCCTCGAGTCTGCGACATTCTCTTCGGATTATAAACGTGGAAGATTTGCCGATTGCCGTCTTCATCGCGGACGGGTAGTTCAATCTCTTGTTTCTTGGATCGGTTCGGATTGATCGGATCGGCTACCAGCCAATAGCTTGTTCGCCTACGTAACTCGTCCATCGTCACGCCAAAGATAGTATTGTCTCTGATCGTGAAGGTTCGGACTTGGTGCGATTCCCAAGCTTGAAGCATTCCGTCTTCAGTGCCAGCGTGAACAATATCACCATCGACAAGCATCGAACGACAGTTGAAACGCTCGAAGTCGTGAAAAGTAAACTCCGCTTGTGCATCGCAAAGGTCAGAGCTTTCGGCCCATTCCTTCCACCGAGACCATAGCTCATTGTCTAGGGCAGCATCGCCGGTTTGCGGTTCGACGGTAAAACCTTCTTGCACGATGTTATCGACGGCACGTGTTACGGTTTGCCCAACGATGGAATCGTTTCTGTCCATGTCGCGGGCTTTTTCGATATCATCGTAATAGTGCTGCTCGACTCGATAGTGATAGTCAGCCGTACTTCCTTGCGGTGCAAGGCCAGTGCGACGACGAACGAATCGAGATTCCCGAGACATATCGTAATCAGCGCGGATTTCGTCAAAGGTCTCGACGATAGGATTCTTTGCACGACGCTTCTTCATTTGCGGAACCCTTGCTTGGCAGATAGGAACCGCACCGATGCGTTAGTTGAGTTGGTCACACTAGCAGCAGCGTCAACAAGTTGCTGTGCCTTGTTCATTAGAGCACGCACCGTTTCCGGTGCTATGCTCATCGATGTGCCTTGGTCGCCTTGAGATGCAGGCGAAAGAATCAAGAACTGGATTGCTGCGGTAAGAAACGCACGAGCCTTCGTAACGTCGGACGTTGCCGCGAAATCGGCATTATCCGTTAGGGTGTCGATTACTGTGTCGATGGTTGTCGGCATATTGCCTTTCGACTTGCTCGGCTATCCAGCGGTATACGTCGGCAGGCTTCTTGACGTAACGACCGCTTTTGAGTTTCGTATTACTGGCACGCAGTGCAGTCAGGATCGCCTTGAAGGCCAATGCTTCTTTATGGTTGAGACTGGTGTCAATGCGACGTGTCGCATAGCCTTCGGCGTGTGCTGCTGCTGGTATCGTAAGCGTTAGCGTTAAAGTCTCGTTGAGTTTCGCGAGTTCACTTTCGGAAACTTCCGAAACTACGCTTTCGACGCTAGATGCCCCGAGTGTTGGTAAATCGTCAATCAATTGCTTTTCTGTTCTTACTTTGCCCACTTCTCTATCTCCTCTTTGCAACAAAACTTCGACCCCACGGGTCACGGAACCCACTTGATTTTACTGGCTGGATAGCTTGCTTTTTAGGCTTAATTACCGCTTG